TGTCTAATAAGGACATTTTTAATCTAGAACATTCTAACGAAATTACACCTGCGTATATACTTGAAACGTGGATTGTGGGTAAGGACCCTAAATCAGATAAAGCGTTTAGTGAGTTTGGACTTGAAGTACCTAGTGGTACAATGATGGTTATGTCGCAGATAACCGAAAGAAATTATTATAATAAGTTGGTTGAGAACGAGCAGTTCGCTTATTCAATTGAGGGCTTCTTTGGTCTTGATGAACTTAAACTAATGATAGATAAAAAAGAAGAAACCAAGATGGAAGATTTAAAACTACCTGATGGTGAGCACGAAATTGCTGGTAAAATATATGTTGTTAAGGACGGTGTTATAACTGAAGTTAAGGATGTAGTTGAAGCGAGTGAAGAAGTTACACCAGAAGAAGAGATTAAAGCTGAGGTGGTTACAGAAGAAGAAGTTGTTGAAGAAGAAATGGCTGAAGAAGAAGTAGTTACTGAAGAAAAGGTTGAAGAAGAAGTTAAGATGGCTATTGATGAAGCTGAATTAATGACTATTTTACAACCAAAATTTGATGAAATCTATAAAATGATTGCTGATTTAGGTGCTAAATTGGAGGATGAAGCTGAAGTTGAACTACCTACAGAAGAAGTACAAATGAGTATATCACAAAAGTTTTCAGAAGTACAAAAATTTCTTAAAAAGAAATAATAAAAAATAAAATAAAAAAATGAGAGAATTAAAATTTGATTTGAATGTTGCGTCTAACGCGCTTTTATGTCCTAATCCACAGGAGTTCTATTCAAAGGCTTATATCAACGAAGACATCGTTAATAACTTTAGAACGCTACCTGGAATTAAAACATCAACAAAAATTGCTAATGTTCTTTTTGCTGATATTATCCAAGCTTCTGCTTGTAATTTTACATCAACAGATGTAACTCTTGATGCTACAGACATCGACGTATGTGCTATTTCAGCTATGACGCAAATTTGTAGATTTGATATCGAGCAATCGTTTATCTCTTCTCAACTTGCTGCTGGTTCAAATGGTTCATTTGAAGTAAGTTCATTTATGGCTTACTACTGGGATGAAATGGCTAAAGAAATTTCTGAAGAAATTGCTTCTTTAAGATGGCAGGGTGATACAGGTTTAACATCATCTTACTTAAAAGAGTGTGATGGTTATGAGAAAAAGTTTTTAGCTGATGGTTCTATCGTAGATGTTTCTGCTACTGCTTCTATCACAACTGCTAACGTTCTTGGTGAAATGCTTGCTGTTTATCAAGCTGCTCCAGTTGCTATACAAAATAGAATTAATGATTTGAGATTTTATGTTTCAACTGATATTGCTACTGCGTTTAGATTTGCTGTTGCTTCTGGTAACACTTTAGCTTATGTAACTAAAGACCTTGACTTAACTTTCTTAGGAATTAAGATTGTAGTTCAAGAAGGAATGTCTGCTAAGAAAATGGTTCTTACGTTGAAAGACAACATGATTTACGCTTTTGATAGCGAAGGTGATGGTAAAGACCTTAAAGCAGTTAATCTTGAGGATACAGTTGCTGAACCTCTATTGAGAACTAGAGCTAACCTTAAAGTAGGTTTCCACTATGTTAATCCAACAGAAATCGTTTATTATTCATAATTAATAAACTAAAATATATATAAAGGTTTAAGGGTCGAGTTTTTTTCATATTCTTACTCGACCTACCTTTATAAGAAAAATTAAACAAAATAAAATGGCTTGTAATAACTTAGTAGATTTAATCCAAGGTACTTGTGAGAACAACTCTGGTGGTATATTCTATGCTAAGATTTTTGATATGGATGATGTAACAACTTATACAGTTGATACTGCGTCTTATAGTGTAACTGGTTTAACTTTATCTTCAACTGCGTCTAGCTTTGAATTTAGAAGAAATACATCAAACTATACATCAGAAGGTGCTATTGATTTAGTGAATGGTTCAACATATCAGAACGCAACTCTAAACTTTATCTTCCACAGAAGAGAAGCAGCAAAATCTAAAGCAATAAAAATATTAGCAGAAGGGCAAAGATACCTAGGTGTTGTAATTGGCGACGCTAATGGAAAATACTGGTACTTCCCTAACGCGCAGGTAACTGCTATTGGAGAAGGTTCTGGTACAGCAAGAGCTGATGGTTCTAAATACTCATTAACACTTGTAGCTGAATTAGATGCATTGGAATATGAAGTTCCTCTTGCTATCTACACAGCACTTTAATAAAATTAAAAAGGGTGGTGAAAGCCACCTTTTTTTATATAAAATAAATTAGTCGAGATGATTTATATTGATAAAAATACAACGAATGAAATATATTTAACTTTAACAGAAAGTACAACTGCTTCTAATCCTCATTTCTTATTTAGATTTGATTATGAGAGTTATATGACTGATAATCCTATATTTTATTCAACAGATGATTTATCAACATCAACGACTAGATATAATAAATTTGTACTTGTAGATAGTGATATTACAGGTACTGCTAGTTCAACCCAATCATCGATTGGTTTTACTGCTTCTTTGAATTTAAAAGGAGGCCAGTGGAAATATACAATATATGTAAGTGAAAATCCTATTGATGTTTATTCATTAAGTGGTGTAACTGCTTCGAATAACATTATAGAAATAGGTAGAATGTATGTTGATGGTATAGATACTAATATAGATGTAAGATACAATTAAAAAATAAATAAAAATATGGCTTTTGAATTTTTAGGAATGAAATTTGGTAAGGAATATATACCTATGACGCAGAATATACCATCTAATAATGGTACCGGGTTTGCCTTTTCAACACCTTTTATGACGGTTGGTTCTGGTAACCTATCACTACCTAGAGTGGATAAATACTATACACAAAATGGGGTTGTTAGATTTGGTGAAGATAATTTATATCCTCAACTCCTAAATCAAATGTACTATACATCACCAATGCATGGTAAATTAATTGAATTTATAACTAATGCTGTTATAGGTGGTGGTTATGAATTTGTTATGGCTAATTTAACTGGTTCAGAAAAGGTTGAATTATTAACTTTTGAAAGAAAGATTAAATTAGAAAAGTTATCAAGATTATTAACAAGAGATTATGTTATTCATAGAAGAGTTAATGTTGTTGTTACAAGAGATAATAGTGGTAAAGTTCTTAAACTTAAAAGATTAGACCCATCAACAATTAGAAATTATATTGATTGTGAGAAGTTTGTATATTCTTCAGACTGGTCTAGAGGTCTTTTTCAAATAAAAGAATATAAAAGATATAGTCCAGGTACAAAAGATATTGAAACGTTATATGTTTATCAAGATGAAACACCAGGACAGGATATATATCCAATACCACAATATAATAGTATATTAAATTGGTGTAACCTTGATGGTGATATCGCATTTTTTCAAAAATCAAATATACAGAATGGAGTTTTTCCATCTGCTGTTATAAGACGCCCTAAAGAGTTTTCTTCTATTGATGAGGTGAATAAGTTCAAAGCTGAAATTGGCTCAAATAAGAACCTTGAATATAGTGGTAAATTGATTGTACTAACAGGTCAAGGCATGGATGATACACCAGAGTTTATTCAGGTTTCATCTAATAATAATGATAAACTATTCGAGACAACATTAAGAGACCTTAATAAAGAAATTGCGATAGGACATGGTTTAGACCCTTCTATTGCTGGTATATCAACAGGTGGTTCATTAGGTAATAATCAACAAATAGAGATGTTATATTCTATATTTGAGAAAGATGTTGTTATGCCTTTAAGAAAGACAATGGAGGAGATATTTAATGATTTAATTGATATTGCTAGAATACCTAACTCTATTAAAATAAAAGAATATCAAATAATAGAAAAGACTATTGTTGAAAATAAAAATAATGGATTATAATGGCTACTATATATTTCGTTTCTGAGACATGGTTAAAAGATAATACTCCAGTTCATAAGAATTGTGATATTAATGATGTTGTTATTAATATTAAACCTGCTGGTGATATGTATGTTAAACCACTAATTGGTTCATATTTTTATAATGATTTATTAACAAAGTTTAATAACCAGACCGCTAGTGCTAATGAATTAACTTTAATTGAAGATTATATTAAACCTTCTATGGCTTGGAAAGCAGCTAGTGAAAGTGTTTTAACTTTATCATACCAATTAAAGAGTAAAGGGGTTCAGGTTCAAAGTGGAGACTATTCTACAAATGCTGAAGATAAGACGGTTATGTTTTTAGTTCATCATTACGCAGATAAAGGACTTTATTACTTAAATAAATTAAGTGAATACTTAAATGATAATAAGGATTTATATTCTAATTATATTAGTAATCTAAATGATGATAGCTCTATTAAGAAGAGTTGTGGTGGTGATAACTATTTTAATAGTGGAATATTATTTATATAAAATTAAAATGAGCGGAATGGATTTAATATTAACGATTGGTGGTTTCTTTGTAGCCACGTTAGTAACTATAATAGGATATTTTTTAAAGAGAACTATGAGTGAGTTAGATAGAACAGAAGAGGAATTAAAGGACGTTAGAGTTGATTTCTATAAAACAAAAAGTAAAATTGATGTTATGGAAAAGGAATATGTTTTAAAGCACGAACATCTTGGAGAGAAATTTGATGAATTACATGAAGCAGTTAAAGACCTTATAAAAGAAATTAAATCTTTAACACAGGAGTTACATAAAAAAAAAGATTAAACTTACATGAATAGATTATTTAAGAAAGGATTAATAACAACTATTATAGGATTAGGGTTTATTGTTTTTGCTGGCGCTTTATTATGGACTGGTAAATCAACATATACTGAAATTGCTGGTTGGATAACAACAGGTCTTTTATTCTTAAGAGCAAAAGATAGTCTTATAAAGATAGATAAAAATGAAGATATTTAATATGAGTTTAAATTTAGATGATAATAAAAGACCATACTCACCCAATCTAGGATTGGATTTAGTTTTTGATGAAATACAAGCATCAGTTAATAGTTTAGAGACATCTATTAGCTCTATTGGTTCATCTATTATTTTTGTTTCAGATAAAAGTAATCTACCATCATCAAATGCTGGTGTTATTAATCTATTAGATAATGTAACATATTTTATTACAAATGAAGTTGATTTAACTGGTGATAGATTAATATGTGGTGAAAATACAACCATTATAGGTGGTTCATCTGAAAATTGTAGATTAAAATCAACCGGTTTAACTGGCACTGCCTTAATATCATCATCATATTCATTGCCTATTAGAAATATAACAATAGAAGCTGATATAGCATTAGACTTAAATGGTGATATAACAACTAGTGCTATAGATTGGTTTGGTGTTAATTTTACAGATTGTAATACGATAGGTAACATATCTAATTACTCGAATGTTATAGTAGCTGATAGCGCATTTCTTAACTCTGGTGGTTTAACATTTGATGGTTCTATTGGTACCATAGGATTTACTCAGTGTTTATTTAATTGTAATACATCTAATACTGCTATTATATTGCCTGCTACATTAACCGTAACAAGAAGATTTAGAATTATATATTCATCTTTTATAATATTGAGTGGTGAGACAGGTATAAATGTTAATGCTTCAGCGAATATACCAACTGAAAGTTATATATTAGATACTGTTAATTTTAGTGGTGGTGGTACTTATTTAGCAGGTATAAATCATACATCAAATGATGCTTTATTTATTAACTGTACTAATATAACAAATACTGCTGTGAATGGGCAGCTATATATGCAGGATAATATAACAGCTACTATTATTTCAAATACTACAGACTTTGTAAAAATAGCAGGAACAACATCCGCTAGTGTCGATAACTCTAAATTTACTCATTCTAATAACAGATTAACATGTGATGCTACAATATCTAGAAAATATTTAATACAATGTACGCTTGCATTTACATCTGGTAATGCTAATATCTGCCAGTTTGGTTTCTATGATAGTCAGTTATCAGGTATAAGAGTACCTAGTAAAACTAAATCAACAGCAAATGCATCAGGTAGAGCAGAGAATGTAGTTTTTAGTTGTGTCTTAACAATGAAGTCAGGTGATTATTTAGAGATATGGTGTAGAAATACAAGTGCTACAACAAATATAACAATAGACCAACTAAATTTTGTAATAACTGAAATAAAATAATGAAGACAATTGAGATTACTATACA